CAACCCATGTTTTCAAAATTCTGTGTTTCATTTTTTAATCCTCCAAGTTTATTTGCGGGGGACGGAAAGGAGATCGAGAAAACCGCCCCCCTTGTGGGACTCACATGCCATTAAGGCAATTAGTCGCGGTCATAACCCATATTGACAGATGCCAAGCCGAATGGGAACTGAACATCGCCACGCAGCGTTCCGACTATTGCATACTGCTGGGTTTTTATATTCTTCTCCATTTCGAGAGTGATGTTGCGTCTCCAACCCCAGTAAACGCCGGGTGAATAGAACTGGAAGAATCCGCCCTTGAGCGTTCCACCGGCAGTTGTGATCTCGCCCAATTCGCCCTCTGTGGTCTTGACGTAATTGCCTGAAGGCAAAATCGGGAACCCGAATACCTTAGCGAGTTCACCGGTGATGATCGCTGCATTGTCCCCGTATTTATCACGAGTGGTTAATACGAGGTTGTTGTTCGTATCCTTCAAAAGCAACATTTTATAATATGTAGCGGTGTCACAGACGATTGGCGCAAGTTGCGGGTTCAACGCATACTTATCAAGCGTGGCGGCTGAAGCAGTGATATCTTCGGCAAGCAATGTCGCAATGTCAAACGAATTGCCGCTCGCATCGATACAGAGTTTTGCCATGCCGTCCATCGCCAGATAATAGGTTCCGGCTGCAGGCGATCCATCGTTTTTGTTGATGTTGTCAGTCTCACCCGTTCGCTCATCGCCTCGCATGATGATCTTCTCGACAGTATCGCTCAACGCTCGTGAAATCTGCAGGCTGATGTAAGGCAGCATCGGAGCCACGCTGTCCTCTGTCAGATCGGAACTTGCATAAACCAAAGCCGCGAGATCGGCAGCAGTGAAAGTAATATCGGCAGTTCCAGCATCGCTCGCCGTGATATTCGATGCGCTGTCGCTGGTCGGCTCTCCGGTATGATATACTGCCACCTCATTTGCCCCGATTGGCGGTTTGTAAATCTTGGTCGGCATATTGAATTTGACGACTTCCGGGATAGCCAGAATAACATTCCGAGCCAGAACTTGATCGATCACAGTGTTTGCATAACCTGTCTGAACAAATTCCAGTCCGTTGCCTGCTTCCTGCGTGTCCATTGCCTTTCGGAGAATTCGGCAGCCAACTTCTCCGAGAGCATTCTGAACGGTTTTAAGCTGTGAGATTGGCGTATTCAACAGGACGCTCAAAATCATTGCATCCGGGGCAACTTCATTCAGGGTTTTCATTACTGATTCGGCGTCCTTTTGAGCCGCTGCCGATGTATTGAATTCCCTCTTGTTCTGATTCATAAGTCGCATTTGGTCGATGGTCGGAGTGGTATCTGTCTTAGCCACATTCTTCATGCGCTCCGCTTCGCTTGCCTTTGCAGCATCCGCGATCATACGCTTGATTTTTTCCTCATCGATTGACGCTACATTCTTCGTGTCTTTCATGTGCGCAACCGCATCGGACATATCAGCGGATATTTTGCCAAGCTCGAGAGCTGCTTTCTGGATTTGAATATCCATAGGCTCGGCGGCTTTTGCTTCCGCGATAGCTTCCGCACAATCACAGGGGATGCCCTCGGTCAATTCTTTGTTACAGTGTTTACATTTCATAATTATTCTCCTCCAATAGATTTAATTTTTACCAATAATTCCTTGCTTATATTTGTAAGCCGTTTAAGTTCGGCGATTTGTGTTTCCTTGCGTTGTTTCAAGTGCCACTTGTCGTATTCGATCAAGGCGGTAATGAAGTCAGCCTGACTGATCTTCTGCAACTCCGATGATCCTGTTACCGACCGCACCGCAAGAGCCGCGGCGTTCGATGGGACAGGCACAGCCGATATTTCTAAAAGCTCGACTTCGGTGAACTTGCGAACCTTCTTTCCGTTGATTTCCTCATATTCATATTCTTTCGGGATAAAGCCGATGCTGAAGGCGTTCAGGAATCCGTTTTTAAACAGACTCCAGATTTCTTTTGCGAAGGTTGTCTTTGCAAATTGAGGCTGAAAGATCAGCCCGTCATCGGTGATCTTCTCCTGAAGAGACTTTGCAATCGGCGGCTTTGAGTGATCGTGCGCCCAGAGAACCACTGGGTTTTTGCGAAACAGACTCAGGGCATTTTCGAAAGCTTTTGCCTCGATGATTTCCCCGTCCCGATCAATGCCATTTGTCGAGGCAACCGCGACAAGCGATTGCTCCTTTTCGTTTATCGAATCAGTCTTTGCGAAGGCTTTCAGTATCCGCTCTTTACTTGTATCGTCTTTCATTTATCTGCTCCTGACATAAGTTGTAGTGCAATGGCAGTTGATCACATTCGCCGCCGATCCAAGCGGATCCCCCGGATAAAGCATTGGTTCACTGTCTGGATAGAAAAACTCGCCATGCTTTGCCCTCGTGTTTGCAACGGCGTGATGAGCGTCCCTTGTATTGATTCCTGAGATCGTCCAGGACTTCTCAAAGTCATTATTCGGATCACCCTTTTGCCAGCCCTCTTTCTTGCCTCCGTTGAACCCGGAATACGCTTCAGTCTGTGCGATTGTCCGGGCGCGCCAAACCTGAATCTTTGGCAATTGCTCTACTGCCCGTTCATCCCCCTGCCATCGGCGGAATTTAGTTCGAACGTCTGTCCTGATTTGATTCAAGTCTTTATTCTCTGAAAGCCCCTTGAGGATTGTTCTGGTCACGGAATCCTTTGTGGTGTCATCAGCTCCGACAATATGCTTGCTTAAAGCTGCAACATTTCGCCTGATAGTCGCTGGCGACAGCGTATCTGTTACGCCCGCCTCTGAGAATCCGAAGCTTGCTCCGGTGATTATCATTGATGCAAGTGTTTCGCTGGTCGCATCGCTCCACTCTTTATTCCAATTCCAATCACCAAAGACATCGTCCACATCGGCGCTCCCGAATTCTTTCCACGTTTTCTTGATTATATCGAAAGACTTCTGATCAATCGCCGTGATATTGTCCAGTATCTGATCAAGTTGAAGCTGAAACACGTGGCTTGCGCCATCTTCGAGGTCGGCAATGCCGTCTTTGGTGGCAAGCACAATCAGATCCCGCGAAGCGTCCCGGCTCTTCTGAACCTCGTCAATGCCAGCCTCGAAGTCAAAGCCCTTGCTTTTACCTTCGGCATCGGCTTTTGGCTGCAGCCCCAAAATCTCCCGCCCCTCGTCTGTTGTAATGATTTCAGTCGATACCAAGCTGACAACCCGTTCGGACTTGGATTTCTTATCCGCTTCTGACTCCTTCAGATAGCGTACTGCCGAAGTGTCAAAGTATCCGTCCACGTCCGGATAAATCGGGTGAATAAGCCCCTTGTTTGTAGTGTCCGCATAATACTTGATGAAAGGGATAACGGTCGAATCGTAAAAGCTTAACCACTGCTCCGCAACAGAAGCCATAGACTTCGACTCTTTGAAATCGCCTACAACTGCCGGCGGCACTCCATACGTTGCCAAAGTCCCCTGTTTCGCAACCTGCATAAGCTGCTCGAACTGCATGTCCTTGATCGGAGAATCTTTAAAGTCGTATCGCAGCCCCTCGGAATAAAACGGAGCGTATCGCTTGTCAGTCCCACCCGTTCGCTCTTTCATCTCATGCTTGAGCCGCTCGAATGTTGCGTCATCGACATTGCCCTCTGCCGACAGAAAGACCTGTGGCATAAAGGCGTTGTCAAAGTATTCCGTATTGATATTCATTGCCGCATCGCCGAGGTGAATCGTTTGAGCAAGCGGCGCCAGCGGACTTTGACCCAGCGCGATATTCAGGGGATTGAACATCCTGAATTGCACGATCTCTTCTTTCGGCAATGGTGTTTTGATGCCATTCACTTCGTAAATATAATGATCAACAATGCTGGTCTTGCCGATAACCGGCGAAATATATTGAGGGGATCCCGGGTAAATCTCAATCGGGAAGGTGTTAAGCTGCTTATCGAAAAAGGTCAGCATGAAATATCCGTTGCCCGTTAGTAGATAATTCGCCATCGCTGCTTCCCAGACCTCAGCCATTGACTGCTCTGGATTCGGGTTATTGAATAGCTGAACCGCCTCGTGGGTATCCGGCAAAGGTTCTTGAGTCTTTCTGTCAACCAAAACGAATGGCAAGGTTGAAGCCACCCGCGAAATCTTAGCGATACAAACATAAACCCAAACCAGCAGAGCATAAGCCTCAAGTTGCTCTGCAACAGTATCATAGCCAGAATGG